CACCGGAAGCAATACCCAAAGTATTGTCCTCTACGGCAGAAGTTCGTGTATCAACTGATGCAGCGAGTTGAAAAGCAACAATACCAGCATCTAGATTGGATACGCTACTACGATAAGTCAGATTTGTTCCGCCGTATGCAAATGTGCCAGTTAAATCTGAAGCATCTTTCAATTCAATTCTTGGTGTTCCAATCACAGTAACTGGCTCATTGAAATACAAATATACAACAATGTCACCAAGAGTAGAAGAAGCAACACCTGTGAAAGTTCCTCCATCTGGATAGTATGCAGTTTTGGAAGTAAGATGACCAATTGTAATTTGGTTTGCAGTAGGATCGCCAGTGCCATTGCTTTTTAGGCCTCGACTACAGACAAGAATTTCTGGATCAGCATCTGGATTATCATTACCTTGAGATGCAGAACCCGGCCGCATTACCCAACCAGAGTCCGTAGCATAACAATTTTCTTTTGAATAATCGCCACTTCCAGCAGCAGCTGCTGTTAAAAATTTTGGTTGTGGGTCTGCATCACCAGCACCATCTTGAAATTTCAAGAAATGCTCGGCAGTGTCATCGTTATTTCCACCATCAAAAATAAACTTGTCACCAGAATCGTCTTCATTGACAATGAATCCAGCGTTTACTCTACTCCAAAGGGACATTTTAATTCTCCTATTCTTATCGAATATGTTTCTTTATATTTATACTATTTAAATCCTAAACGCTTCAACTCATTTATGGTCTTGGCAACATCAGTGTGATGAACTCCAATACCACCTTTCTTTTCCCATTCTTTTATATTCTTAATATAGTCATCTATCAGAACATTCGGTTTCCCGTCTGTTGTAGCATATTTCTGTTTGTGCGAACGCATAACCAGATTGACCCGACCTTTTTTCCAGTTGGTATTCTTAGCCAACCATTTCATCTTACCATTCTTTGACGATGGATCACGCCCAGAGTAAGCAGAGAGAACATATGGATCATATTTCTCAATAAACTGATATAGACGTTTGGCACCCGGCATCCAATCAAGGTTTGCCCAGAAACCTTTAGTCTGGTTGATTTTATTCCATCTCTCATCCTTATCAGAGGTTGCAAAGTCACCACCAATGGCTTTCTCTGCACCCTTTATAAAGGCAACCAAAACTTGATCTAAGTCACAATAGATATCTGGCAAGTCCTCGTCAGAGGCTTCCCGCATTTGCATGAGTGTTTTCATTAGTATACTTTACCAAATATTATCCTGTTTGTCAACCCTTAATTTGAGGATTTATTTTAATTACAGACATATCATCACCTGTCATTGTTTTGCCAGGTTCTGCTTTAACTGATTTCTCTCTCTTATTTTCGATTTTTTCACGGTCAGACATTTCCCAAACCCTCTGCACTGCATCTTTCATACTCTGCATTTTAAACTCATGTTGTTTTTGAAAGCCCTCTCTAAAATCTACTTTGAATTTAAATCCAGCCTTCTTGAGTTTTGACATCAAATCTTCAGCATCATCTACATCTTCAAACTCAATGTCTTTACCACTGTAATCTACACCAGTGAAACCTTGATTAGCACCTGGCAAGTTTTGATCCATCCATTTTTTTGCTTTCTTTACATCAGCAGGACTATTGAATGTAAGTCTAATGAAATCAGCTGGTTTCTCATCAAGTTCAACTTCTTCCTTTTTAGGTTTAGGCTTGAACGTATCCATATCTTTCCCACGCTTCATAGCACCTTCATTCTTTTTCTTCTTACCACCATGATTGTGATGCATCTCTGACGCTTGAACTTTGAGTTCATTGATTGATACACCTTTTTCAATACCATGTTCAAACATCACATCATACCATGCGATATCTCCATCGGCATCAGGCATAGCGTGCATACCATGAACAGGATGACCTTCGCCCCATTCCTCATGCACAACATTCTTTGCACACAGATGTTGAGAATTGGCAGGATTAGAAGAATCTTCTAGACCCTCTTTCTTTTCTCCTGTATAGTTTTTATCAACATAATCAAAAAACTTTTTCTTTTCTTCATCTGACTTGAGATCAGCAGGAGAGTTAATTTTAAACTTTTTCATGGCTGCATTAAAGAACTTCTCATATTCTTCTTTACTGCCTTCTGTAACCTCTACGCCTTTAAGTTTTTTATTTTCTGTGCGTCGGCCGTCACCACCAGCAACTCGTTTTCTTTCACCAAGTTTTGTTTTATATTCATTAAGTTTTGCAGCATCTTTCCAAACATCTAAGATGGATGATTCAAGTGTATTATTTTTTGTTTCTAGGTATTTTTTACCCATTGTTATTCTCCCTTAATTTCCTCATAAGATTTTTAATTTCATCAAAAGTGTCCATCTTTTCATTTGATTCTTTCAGTGCCATCAGTAAATCTCTATGTGATTTTGCGATTTTTGATTGAAACTTTTCTTTGTCCACTGGTTTTTTTAAACTGCTGTATTTTGTAAGAGCGGCTTGTGCAATTTTCTGTGGGATTTTAACTTTCTTTTTATCCAAGAACTCTACTGGGAATTGACCTCTCAAAGAGACAGACTTTCTCAACTGCATCATGATATTCTTATCTGCCGATTTGATATCGTCATCTGTTGCAGATGTGTCTATGTCAGCAGGATCAATTTCCGCCTCATCAAGGTCAACTTCTTCTGTAATCTTGTTCTTCGCAAAATAATCTACCATTGCCTGTGCATCATCAAAAGACTTCTGACCCTTCACGCCTTTCATACTTACGAAGAAACTATCTGCGCCACTATCAAAGTCAGCAGTTCCAACTACCTTACCCTTATACATAATTTTGGTAATGCCACCATCCCTAACTGCTTTATACTGACCCTTGCCCCCATGAGCAAGAACCTGTTTTGTACCTTCATCAAGTTCAACTTCTTCTTTATACATATTCAACTCAAATGGTTTTGAACCACCCTTGTTGTATACTTGAACTTGGATAGCACCTTTGTCACCTTCCAGACGATAAGTGTTAGTTTTACCCTCTGATGGTTTTTTGGGGCCAGATGCAACCTTGTCATCAATCTCTTTAGGGTCAACTGTGATACCATGAAGTTTCTTTGCCATCTTGTATGCGTGTTGCATTGCAGTAGAGAAGTCTTTGTGGTATAGCTCATACTTTGCTTCGTCCAGTTCAATCTCCTCTGGGACATATTCAGCGTTGATTTTGGACAGGGCAAACTTTTGCAGTTTCATAATATCTGCCTTCTTACCATTCTTCATCATATTTTCAAAGGTCTTTTTGTTCTTATCATTAATCTTATCATAGATTTGCATGATGGCAGATGCGGTGAAACTATCCACTCCAATGGAACCGTCTTTCATCTTGAGTGTTTGCTTTGCACCACCAGCGGCTTTACGCATCTTCTCAAGATTGTTTTCGTTTAGGGACTGTAACATTTCTTCCCTTGATTCACGCATTGTTTTTGCATACATTGTCATGTTCTTAACCCTTCATTAAATCTGTAACTGTTTTACCTTTTTCCCAAAACTTACATGACCAATATCTTGCTTTCCATTTTGGGCCCGGATTAGTATCACACTGATGTCTTGCCCTAAAACTTTTTAACCGAGCTGGATCATCTCGTTTGATTTCCATATTTGGATCACCAAACTCAACCTTTACCACATTACCCTTATCATTTTTAACATAAACTTTATATTTCTTTCTATCACCCTTTGTAGGATTATTTAGGTCTACAGGTCTTCCATCATACTCTGCTTTCTCTGTAAGTTCACCCCACTCATTTAATTCAGATTCATACTCTTCATTTTTTGGAACACAATTAGGGACCATCTTGTCGCCCTTCTTTTTCATTCCAACCTGTTTGTGTGTATCCCAACATGGGTCTTCTTCTATTGATTCTCCACGAACTTGTTTTGCAAGGTCAGCATCTGCCTTACCCCAAGTGCCAGAAGATTTAGTAATAAACGAATTAACTCTTGCAAATGCCCACTGTTGAGGTGTAGTGCCAGGACGATGACCTGTCTTCCATGCAGCCATTCCTCTGTCGTATACCTTTTTGAGAATACCATATGGCATACCAGACTTGTCTGATTTTTTAATCAATCCCTTAATTTTTTCGTCAAGTTGGTAAGCCTCATCCACTTGAGTATCAAGATAGTCTGCCATATCATCTATTCTGCTGACAGCAGTTGCAACCTTGTTTGTCCACCATGTGGGAAGGTCATCCTCATCACCAAGTTTCTCTAACTCACTCTGCATCTTCTCCAGTGCCTTGTAAGCAACCGCAACCTTGTTTTTCATTGATGCAACATCTGTGTGACCATTTTCAGTCAACTTCTGGTCAACTCTATCAAGCAAAGCTTCATTCCTTGAAAGGAATGCCGCAACAGCCATCTTATGTTTTTTCTTATCAGATTTACCTTTGAACTGTGGTGCATCTGACTTTTTAAAATCTTTTACATAATCACCAATGTCAGCATCTTTATCTAATTTTTCATTCTTACCAAATGCCTTCTCTTGCCATTCGTGAGACTTCTTGTCTTCTTTTATAGGACCACCAGTTGCCCAAGTGTCACAACTTCTTGCAGAGTGACATTTGAAATGGTGCATCCAACAATATCCTAATCTACCAGAATCATCACTTACAGAACCCGGCATACACTCTTCCATTCTTGGAGAGATATCAAATGCAACACAATTTGCACACTTAGATTTCTTTGCAGCTTCGACTGTAGTATCCCATTTGTCTGCTAACTTCTCCCAATAATCACCAGGCTCTTTGACATTCAAAGGACCATACATGTGATTTTCTCTTGTAGCATTTCTATTTTTTGTGTTTAACGCAACATCTTTTGTGGCTGGTGGACATTCCGTTTTTTGCTCAGGAAACATCTGGTGGAACTTCTTAGTGTGTTTAGATGGTTTAGTGGTTGCAGCTGCATCGCCTGGTGCCGGACCTGACTTTTTCTTTGCAAAATGTCTTGCCCGATCTTGTTTGGTGGACTTTGACATTTCATCACCTTCAGTATCTTTTGCATAATACTTTGCAGGCTGTGTTCCTTTTCTATCTTTAATATCTTTATCTTGTTTAACTTCATCTAATTTTTCTATTTGAGAAATAAGATTTCTAAAATTTTGATTATCTTCAGTTTGATATTCTGCTTTCAGTTCTTTTGGAAGAACACCCTTATCAACAAGTTTATTGATATACTGTTGAAAATTTCTAGCAGGAACACCAAATTCTCTTGCAACGTCTGCTGCAATAGAGCTAGGACTGCCGGATTTAATTTGACCACCATCTCTAGTTTGTTTTCCTGCCTTTCTTTTATAGTTATCAATATACATTTTGATCATTTCTTCATAACTCTTTGGATGAGTCATTTGATCAACTTTTGCTTTCACTTTCATAAACCATGCCATCTCATCAAGTTTAATCTCATGCAACCACGCTTTATGAACCTTGTTGTCATCTGTGACAAATGAAATGTAATTTGTACCTTTACGAACAATCTCACCGATCATTCCTTTTGCTTCTATAATCTCACCCACATTCCAAATCTTTCCCGTGAGATAATCATCACGCATCTCTTCATAAAAATCTAATTCGCCCATCATGCGTTCTTCACGAATACCCATACTCTTACGAACATCTCTATATAACTTTTCAACATCTTTGAAACCGTCTGGAACACCTTGTTTGAAAGAATCAAGGTCGCCATCCACGGCCGCCGCTCGCATCTTACTGGCACTCATACCCTCAAGCCCTTCAGCATCAGGGTCACGCTCACCAGCTGAGACAACTTCTATATTGTCAAATCCATAATAACCATGACGGGACGAGACTCCATTATATTCATTTAAAAGTTCCTCAAACTCTTCAATACGGTCAGAACCAACAACCATGATAATAGATTTGTATCCCTTATTGTGCAGAAATACAGCAACTTCAAAAACATTTCGTGCTTTACTTGTAGTGATATTCTTGGCATACTTTGGAAACATCTTTCTAATGTATGCAACTTTTCTTTTGTAATCTAAAGGATTCTTTTTAGCGTCTTGTGAATGAGATACAAAGACATGCATCTTGGAACCAACATTTTTATTTTGCTCTCGAGCCATAGCATCAATAAGTTTACCATGCCCCGTAGTCGGAGGATTTAGGCGACCAAAAGTGAATACAGCTGTATCACCACTCTTTTCCATCAACTCACTAAATTTCTTCATTTTTTTTATTTCTCTGCTTCTGATGATTTGAGACTTGCCACTCTTTCAGATTCTTTACTTTTCAACTTTTTCGCAAGTTTTTTTGCAACCTTATCAATTTTTGCGCCATATTTTTGCATGACAATTCGGTCTGCTTTTACTTTTTGTGGTAATGACATATTATTGTAATCTGGAAATAGTTTCTTTTTAAATGTTATAAGTGTTTGTTTTTTGGCAACCACTAACAATTTTGCACTATTTCGCACCTTCATCATAGTGCGTTTCTTTTTTGCCTGAAATGATGATGATTTTGCAAGTTTTGTCATTCGGATGGCTTGTTTTTTTCGTTGAGAAATATCAACTACTTTCTCATGAACATTTCTATAATATTCAATGAATGATTTCATTTGTCCCATGCCTTTATTGCTGTGAAGTTATTAAACGAGAACTCCATACGGTCTACAAGTTTAACTGCTCCACCACTCACTCTATCAATAGCAACATAACCTTCGGGATTTGTCACTTTATAACCATTTGAGGTCTTGATAAATGTATCTGTCAATCCCTTCACACTATTTAGTTTATTTACGATTTGTGACTTTGCATCAACTAATAGGTTCTGAAATGTAATAACCTGTACTAAATTGACAGTATGCTTCTTTACTTCTCGCACATATTCTTTCTGAATATTACGATATTTGTCTTTACCTTTCTCACTTTTTGCCTTATCAATCTGTTTCTGGATAGTATCAGACACCCACTTCTCATATCCCTTTGCATGAGCAGCAGGATCAGTAATCTTTTCTCCAGCTCTCACTTTACTATTGTTATATGTTTTTAATGATGCACCAGCGAGAGTCCCTGTCATACTATCTTGCAATCTAAGGAACGCTCTTAGTTTTGGTCCGTTAATTTTCTGAAAAGTTCTACCAGTTTCTGATAGTATAGCAGTGATTGCCTTGGTTTCTCCCTCTGTGAATGTAGCTTTACCAGATACATCCTTATATGTTGCATCATCCATCCACACAGAACTTATCTTATTGAGCCTTGATATATTTGCACCAAACGATGCCGTCATGTCCTGTAGTTTTTTACCCGCATATGTGGTATGCCATACTATACCAACCTTAGAACGCAACATTGTTTTTCCCAAGTCGCTGCTCACAGGGACCGCATATACAATTGTGTTTGGTTGGAATGTGATATATTCGACACCATCAATTGTTTGTGTTTCCAAATCATCAGTATACATCAAGTCACCTTGAAACACACCTTTGATACCTAACTTTGAAAACTCTTTGAGTGCAATCTTAAACTTTGAGTTCAGAGCTCCAGATAAGTCATCGTCTATCTCTGCCTCTGTCTTATATAACTTTGGATTTACATTGAATACTGATTTCTTCGCAACAAAGAAATCACCTGTCTCTGGTTCAACTCCTGCAAAGATGGCAGGGGCACCATCCCATTTTACTGTCATGTTTACAGAACTTCTAGCAGCACCAGCAAGCATGTCTCTTAGTGAACGTAGAAAGTTGATAGCAGCTCGACCACCATCAACACCAAAGTTGAGAATTTCATCTTCTAGGTGTTCAAGGTGTAAGTTTTTTCCAGCCTTACTTTCTGTGAGCATATCTTTGAAACTAATCATATTACTTTCAAAGTTGTGAAATCACACATCATTCGTGTAGGATAACCATCTTTGCCTTGCGTGTCTCTAATATTAAGTTTGAACTTATAATATGGAGAACTCATCTCCATGTCAATTCGTTTTCCTTTACCAGTTTTGCCGCCATAATGCACTACACAAGTTCCAACTTTTGCTGCAGCCCTCATTGCAGTCTCGTCCATTTTCTTAGATATGACTTGTCCCCGCATTTTATGAATAACATGATATCCATACCCAATACCACTTTCCAGCAATTCTTTCATAGCTGCAGCATTAGGTCTGGTAGTAACCTTACCACCATCCGTTTTAACTTTGTCGTTAAATATAGTGCAAAATCTTTTGTTATCTATACCAAACAAGTCTAGTAATTTTTTACCATCTCTATCTTTAATTTCACCTTTATCAATTTCTGATTGACGTAATTTAGTTCTAACACCCACATTAAAGAATGTAGTAGTAGTCTCAAACTTGAGACTCAAATAAATCTTTTCGCCATCATCCTTTGTAAGAGTGATATCTGTAACACTAGTTCCAATATCATTACCCGTACCTTTAGTATTTGTTAGTGATATCCTACCAGAAAAATCAAGAGGTCTTTTAGTATTCTCACCACCAACTACATTTACTTTTAACCATTTAGATTCACTTAATTTGTAGGTCTTATCAAGATCAAGAATAGCATCTAAAATTTCACTATCCTCTACCTCATCAACACCTCTAGCAAACCAGTTATTAAGAGCTGTTGCGAATTGGGTTTCAAATGCATTACCTCTATTATTTGCACCACGATTACCCTTAGAGCCATTACCAAATTTTATACGAACAGTATCTAAATTAGCTCCAGACTTAATATCAGATATATTATAATCTGATTTAAAAAGTCTAGACACATTTATATCTTTCTTTTTCTTTAGGTCTATATTGATAGGAGTTTCATCACCCTTACCTTTAAGATAATTGAATAACTTTATAACATCGGCAACGCTTTCATGCGGCCAATCTGCAAGAGTGGTACTGATTTCTTCTTCTGATTTAGGAAAAAAACTATAAGCCTCATGTAGAAAATTTTTAATATTATCTACATGATTAACATACGACTCTCTACGAGGCCGCAGTTGGTGAACATATCCTTGAAGTGACATCAATCTCTCCATTTACAAACATTTAATAATATTTATATAACAAAGAAACTGATGCCTGTCAATAAATTTAATTAGCCATAATGTGATTCTGGCTCAAGGGCAATGAAATACTCTATGTCAGCATTTGTGTTTTTGAAGTTACTAATCTTATTAGATGAAACACTAACATCATATGTCCCAGCCATAAGTTTTAGATTTTCAACTTTAAACCAGAACTTATAATCAACACCACTGGTATCCTCAAATAGATTCATACTATATGAGTTAGCAGTATCATTTTTCTTATCAGTAACCCTAAGATTACCACCTTCCAACACCATATCAGGCGCACCAATTGTTGCAGCTGCCTTGGTGATATCAGATAGTTGTTCACTTGATAGACTAAAGTTTACTTCACATGGTGGCATTTCAATAGCTTTGGATACCGTAGTTACAACACTAGGATCAGAATACCAATACTTTAATGAGTTATTTGACTCACCTTTCATAATAACAAAATCATCTTGGAAATCCAAATCTAGATTTTGAAATAAAGACATGCAGGCAAGAAACTCATTCAAGTCATAGATAGCAACATCCTGCTCAAATGTTTCTTCGACTGTAGCTTTTGCCACAATATTCTTCATTGCTGACATTGTGGATAGTGTTGAACCCATATTAATCATCAGGTTTTGATTGATTGTAGAATAGTTCTTCAACACAGAAATTGTATTATCACTTAGTTTCATTTTCACT